TCAGCGTCCAGGTGCGCTCGTTCTCGTAGAAGTCGGCCATGCCGGTGCGGGCGACCATGCCCTCACGGAACTGCTCGGCAATGGCGCCGCTCGGGTTGAAGTAGGCGGCAACGCCCTTCACCAGACCAGCCATCGTCACCGAGTCCATCTGCACCGCGCGGCGGTCCTTCGGGGCCAGGTTCTGGTTCATCTTGGCGCGAGCCAGGCCGGGAGCGGTCAGGTCGGTGATCGCCGTGCCGGCAGTGCCGACCGTGTTCCAAACCGCCTTGGTGGAGGCGGCCAGGTAGTCGGCCTCGATGCCGGACACCAGCACCTTGACAGCAGGTTCGATGTAGCGCTTGCTGAAGTCGTCCAGGCTCAGGGCCAGTTCGACCGAGTTGAAACGCATGTCGACGTGATCTTGCGTCGCCACCGTGACCGAGCCGTTCACTTCGGTCGAGTCCTGCACGTCCATCACGCGCGAACCTTGGGTCCGCGTGTACATGTTCGGCTTGCGCACGCGCAGGGTCTGGCCGATCTTGGCGCCGGTCTTGCCGAACGAGTCGTCGTACTGACGATCGGTCGTGCTGATGAACTGGCACGATTCATGCGCGACGCGCAGGGCTTCGCGGGTGACCATATCAATGGTCAGAAGGGAGTTGCTCATTTCGTTTCCTTAGCGCCGTTGGGCGATTTGCTTGCTGCGCCAAGCCTTGAACTCGGTGTCGGTCATGGCAGACGGGTCTTTCGATCCGACGCCTTGACCACGCACCGGCTCCAATGGCTTGGGGGCAGCGCTTGCTTTGGGTTTTGCCGCGTCGGTCAGCTCGCGCTCGATGGCGCCGAGCCGCAGCACGCGGCGTGTGGGTGTCATGTCTGCCAACTCGGCAGCAAGGTCAGGGTTCGCGCCCAGGTGGTCCAGCAGTTGCGCGGGCTGATCGAACTCCATGACAGCGGACAGGAAAGCGGTGGGCCGGCCGTTCTCATAAAACGGAATCTCTTCGGCCACTGCGTTGCAATGGGCGTCGAAATTGGTGAGGGCCTTACCGGCTTTCAGGATGGCACCGACGGAATCGGTGATTCGCTGTTGCTGGGCGATCTCTTGCGCAAGGCTTTGGGCCTTGGTGGCGACGACCTTCTCTAGGTCGGGCTGCTCTTGCTCGGCGGGTTGCAGACGGCGCTCCAACTCCGTGAGCCGCTGTGCAAGCTGATCTTTCTCAGCTCGCTCTCGGTACACGTCCGCGGTTCGCTTATCAATCCGTCGCTGCATCCGCTTCAGCGCCTTGGACTCTTCCGATTCCGTGGGCTCTGTGGGCTCTGCAGGGGTTTCCGGGGTGACGACTTCCGGGGTTTCGTTCGTCAGTTCAGGCGCGGGGTTTAGAGTCTCTGCGGCAGGTGAGACTTGGGTGGTTTCGGTCATGCTTTCCAGCGGTCATCGCATCAGCCCGTGCGAAGTCAGGTCGAAAAAAAGCCCGCCCAGTGCGGGCTCAAGGAGAGTCGGTTCGGCGTCAGTCGCCTTCGGCAATCTCGCTCTGTAGTTCGGGGTCCGGCGCCATTGCGGCGAGCTCCAACTGCGTCAGTGCAGCGATCGATGCCACGTCGATGCGGTTCTCGGCGTTGATCTGCGCCACTTGCAATGCAGTGCTGGCCTTGGCCTGCTCGCTCATCGCGCCGTGCTGGCCCTTCATCTGTTCCTTGGCAATGTCGGCTTGCGCCTTGGTGCCGTGTGCCAGGTCGGCGATGTGAACATCGGCCTTGATCTTCTCCATGTTCACTTCGCGCTGCATCTCGGCGATGTGGACCTTGGCCTGCGTCTCGTTGGCCGCCTGCGTGGCCTCTTGCAGCGCCTGCTGCATCTGCTGAATCTGCTGCTGCATCTGCATGATCTGCGCCTGAGCCTCGGGCGGGATGTCTTCGCCCTCGTCGCTCTCCATCTGCTGGATTTGCGGCGGCAGCATCGCCTGCAAGCGACGCGCGGCCTTCTCGGCGTCGGGCCAATCCTGCATACCAATCCACAGGTCGCCAAGAATCGGCATCAGGTTCGGCGCGGCCTGCATCATGTTCGCCAACTGCTCGGCGCTCTCTTCGCGCAGGGTCGTGTACGCTGGGCCTGTCTTCACACGCACGTCATAGGCGCCAACTGCGGGATTGATCGCAACGACCTTCTTTCCCTCGCGCATCTGCCCATCTTGACCACGGGTCGGCTCGCGCTTCACCGCTTGGTCCATCTCGGGGTCGATCTGCACGAAGTCGTGTGACCCATCTTCGCCGACAATCCGCGCCTGCCGCTTGGTGTCGTACAGGCGTGGGATCATGTCGACCACCAGCCGCCCGAGCTGTTCAATCGAGCGGCTCAGGTTGTCGGTGTAGTGGAAATTCGCGGTGTCGCCCTGCGCCTTGTCTTCGCGCTTTGCCCGGCCGCTGACCGCGGTTCCCGGCTGGCCGAGGTTGGCGCGGAACATCCCGACGCTGGCCTCCATGTCCTGCGTGGCGATCTGCCCACCTTGGGCAAAGGCCGCGGGGAAGTCGGGCGGGTGCTGGCGCTCGGGGCGGGGAATCTCCTTGCCGTCAGGGTCCAGGCCGTTGTACGGCAGGACCGCGGGGTTGCCGCTGTTGAGATTGGACCAGTGGCCCTCGAACCCCTCCATTGCCTCGATCGCAGCGAGGAACGGCGCCTTAGGCTGCATTGCAACCGACTCGATGAAGGCCGAGCGTTCGTAGTTGTACGCGCGCTGGCTGTCCATCAGCCTGCGGGTCATTCCGCACAGGTAGCGCTTGCCCTCGATCCAGACCTCATGCCCAATCACCGGCACCAGCGGCAGGAATTGGCTGGGGAAGTCGGTTTCTTCGAGCACCTCGGCGCCGCTCAACTTGTACCATTTGACGCTCTTGGACTTCGCCATGAACGTGGACACGATGGGCGGCTGAAACCCGATCTGCTTCGCCAGCGCCCAATACTCATCCTCGGTCAGCGTGGCCTCTTCCCCGCCCTCGCCGGCCTGGAATGTGATCCGGTTGGTGTCCTTCTCCTTGGTGTCGAAGTATTCGCAGATGCGGACCTGCTCGCCGAACCACTCGGCGCCCATCTCGCCGCCTTCCCATGACTGATCCTTGGCCTTGGGAAACGCGGCCTTGAAGGCGCGCTTGGTCATCAGTGTTTCGATGAAGGCGTGGGTCGCGTCGCTGCCGTCCGGCTCGGACCACCCAGCCTCCAGATACGCCGCGGTCATGTCATGCACCCGCTTGATGCGAATTTCCTGCTCGTTGGTGTCCGGGCGCATCACCTCGGGAACCACACGCAGCCAGCCCAGCCCGACCCGCGCGGCGTTCTCGATCGCGGTGTCATAGGCGATCCCGGCCCGGCTCACATACTCGATATGGCGGACGATGCCGTTCAACTTCTCGGCGACCGCGATGTCTGCCTTCGAGTCGGCCGGCAGCACATGAATCGACGGCTTGTTCTGGCGGGCCGCGTTAACGACTTGGGCGATGAACTGGTTTGTGCGGTCGAAGGTCAGGCACGGGCGGCCCTTGCGCAGCTCCTTGGCCTTTTCGTCCCACTGCTGCGGGTCGGCCGGGTTGCTGAAGCGCAAGTCCTCCTTCATCCGCGAGTAGTTCTCGCTCACAGAGTCGGACGCGTCTTTGAAGCGCTCCAACGCCTGTTGATGTTTGTCTTGAGCCATTCTTTACGCTGCCGGCGAATGAGTATGCAGGTCGCTGCGGGCGCGCTGATATGCGCTTGACGCCTCGTCTACCGTGTCGAAGCGCCCAAGGTGGAAATTCTTCCCGCCCAGTTGAATCTGCGCTTTGAAGCGCCCCGTGAACCTGTCCAATGTGACGCCCCTTACACCAATCAAGCCGGCGCCCACATGATCGCCAAGCATTGGTCGCGCGTCAGAGCGGCGTATAAATGCGCCGCCCTCTTGGCGATCGAACAACTCGCGCAATCGATCAATGGTTAGTGTCTTCAAGCTGCCATCCAGTTGCCCGCGGCTTGCGGGGCTAGCACTTGTCTCGCGGGTCGTTCTTCTTGGTGTCCGACGCACAGATAGCGGAACGCGTCTGCGGCGTGGCTGGTCCAGTCGTGCAACGGCCCCATGCTCACCTGTCGCTTCTCATCGATCTTTTCCCGGTACTGCCTGAGCGCATCAACGCCAGTTGCCGTCTTGGCCTTGTCGAACCACATGCGGGGGATGGTCAGTCGCGCGGCGCTGATGCC